TTGAGGACAAGTTTCTCTGCAAGGTTCGCTGGCAGAACGGTGACGAGCGGATCAACTTCCCAGACGGATCATCCATCGCAGTCGTTGCAGCATCAGCTCACGCTCACGGATTTTCGGCATCAGTTTTACTGGTGGACGAAATCTGGGACATTTCGCCCGACGTAGTTTTTACAGCCCTGCGTCCTTCACAGGTCGCTGTCAAGAATCCGATGATGATGATGTTCAGTACCGCCGGCGACCAAGGCTCAACAGTTCTCCTCCAGCTTCGAGAGCAAGGGATGGCAGCGATTGACTCAGGCCGAACTGGCTCGCTGTACTTTGCGGAATGGTCACTGCCACCCGGAGTCAGTCTGGAAGATCGTCGCTATTGGGGATGGGCGAACCCTGCACTCGGAACGACGATCACGATGAAGGCGCTAGAGCTTGCGTTTGACTCGCCGAACCGTCAAGCGTTCATCCGAGGCCACCTGAATCTGTGGGTGGATTCAACTAACTCGTACCTACCGATTAACTTGTGGAACGATCGGAAGACTGTGGATCCGATGCCTCCGATCCAGTGGCTCGTCATTGACTCATCGGTTGACGAGTCACGCTATGTCGGGATCGGTTGCGCGTACGACGGGACGCGCGTGATCGTGACGACCGAGTTTGTCGTGGAGTCCGCCCAGCAGATGTGGGCCGAAGTCGTGACTCGAATGTCAGACGCGTCAGTCAAGCTCGCGTGTACGCCATCGCTGGAGATCCATTGCCCTCCAGATCTTCGCCGAAGGATGACGATCGTCGGCTATGCCGAGCTCATCAAGTGGACAGGTGCAGCTCGTGCGATGATCGTTGAGGATCGTGTTCGCCACACTGGCGACCTTGCACTCTCAGAACACTTTGCTCGAGCAGTAGCAGTCAAGACTGGCGGAGCAATCGTACTGAGCTCGCAGAAGAGTCCGGGCCCGATAGAGCTCGCCCGATGTTCAGTGTGGGGAATCATGCTCACATCACGACCGAAAGCATCAGCCAAACCTCAAATGGCTTTCGGCTGACCCTAGTGGACACACGCTTGCAAGTTTGAGAGACTCGCAAGCGATGGCACTCTTCGGAAGCAAGAAGCAAGACGCGACCCCCGCGTTCGCACACGCACCGCTTCAAGCTGCAGCAGGTAGCGCCTCTCAGAGCGGGCTGGGTCAATTTTGGAGTTACACCGTCGGGGCCGCTTCCGAATTGGCTCTGTCCGTTCCGACAGTTTCACGAGCGACACAGATGATCATCTCTCTCGTCGGCTCACTTCCCCTCCGCCATTACACGACACAGTTCAACGGCGAACGGTACGAGAAGATCTATCTTGAGAACGAATCATGGATGGACACTCCAGACCCAACCCTGACCCGTAACTTCGTCATGTCGAATCTGTGCATGGATCTCATGATGCGCGGACGCGCGTTCCTCTATGTGACTTCACGCAGCTCCGCTACCGGACGGCCTCTCGCGTTCCAGTGGATGCCCTGCGAAATGGTGGACACATTGGATCAGCCCGGCCCACAGTTCTTCGGAAAATCCAACAGCATCACATTCAACGGGATCAACATTCCGACACAAGATGTCATCCAGTTCCTCGCTCCCGTCCAAGGGTTCCTCTGGACAGGTCGCCGAGTCCTAGAGACCGCCATCAAACTGGATCGCTCAGCTGAACGCTTTGCCTCCAATGAGATCGTCGCTGGATACTTACAGCAGACCGACAGCTCTGAACCTCTTGACGCTGAGTCACTTGGTGAGCTCGCTGCAGCATGGTCAAACGCTCGACGCGTGAACGCTGTCGGCGCATTGAACTCGGCTGTCAAGTACGAACAATTCGACACAGACCCCAGCAAACTTCAACTCGTAGAAGCCCGAAACTTCAGCGCACTCGAGCTCAGCAGGGCAATCGGTGTCCCCGCCTACTTACTGGGCATAGGCATTTCTGGCTACAATTATTCCAACGCGACACAGGCCAAGCAGGATCTCTATCTGCTCGGAGCCAAGCTCTACATGGACTGTATTCAGGAGACCCTCAGCGGAACAGACATCCTGCCTCGTAATAGGTTCGTGGAATTTGACACCGAAGATCTGATAGAAGATGTCGCAATGAACCGCACAGAGATAGACATTGAAGAACCTGCCTCCATGCGGACACCTCAGGAGATGCCCTCATGATCAGACTCACCGCTCAACAGATCACACTTGACGCTTCCGCCGATGGCGAACCATCACGCCAGATCACAGGCCTCGCCGTTCCGTGGAATGTCAAAGCAACTCTGTCCGGTGGAGAATCGGTCGTCTTTCTTGAAGGCTCACTTCCCGAAGATGGCCCAATGCCAAAGCTTCTGGAATATCACGACGAGACACGCGTCATCGGACGCGTCACCGAGCGAGTATCAACCGCCGAAGGCATGATGTTCGTCGCTAAGTTAAGCGCCACTCGTGCAGCTGACGACGCTCTCGCACTGCTCGCCGATGGCGCTCTAGATTCGGTCTCCGTTGGCGCAGTGCCTACTAAGTTCAAACGCCTCGCAGACGGGACGCTAGAGGTCTCTGAAGCGAAGTTCGTCGAGCTCTCAGTCGTCACGACACCGGCATACGCCGACGCGCAGGTCTACTCAGTCGCTGCCTCTTCACCCGAAGAGGAAGCACCCGACGAAGAAGAAGAAACACCAACCCCAACCCAACCATCCGAGGAGGATGAAATGTCAGAAGCAATTGAAGCAGCAGTACCCACTGCTCCCATCCAGTACGCAGCACCGAAGCGCGAGTTCAAGCTTCCCACTATTGCGGAATACATGATCAAGTTCGCTGCAGGCGGATCCGAGTTCGCTGAGTTCAACCAGCGCATCGTTGCAGCTGCACCGAATGTCACCTCGACCGACACACCCGGCATCTTGCCAGTGCCGATCATCTCGCCGATCTATAACTCGTTTGTACCCAATTATCGCCCATTGATCACCGCTATGGGCGTTCGCCAGATGCCAGCATCGGGCAAGGTGTTCATCCGTCCGAAGGTCACCACGCACACGACCATCGGCGCATCTAACGGCGAACTCGTCGCACTCGATCAAGGCACTTTTGTCGTGGACGACATTCAGATCACCAAAGCCTTGTACGGCGGTTATGTCAATTTGTCCGAAGAGTCAATGGACTTCACCTCGCCCGAAGTTCTCGGTGCATTGATTGACGACATGGCTCGCATCTACGCGAACGCTACCGATGTCGCAGCTTGTGCAACATTTGAAGCAGGAGTCACCCAGACCGAAGCATTGACCTCAGGATCAACACCTGCCGACTGGGTAGCGTTCATCTACAACTCAGCAGAGCAGATCTTGACCAACTCGAACGGCAACCTGCCCAATGTGCTCGTGATGTCACCTGCGTACTACGCGTCACTCGGAGCACTTGTGGACGATGCTGGTCGTCCGTTGTTCCCGAATGTCGGCCCACAGAACGCAGTCGGCACCGGCGCATCGGCCTCAACCTTTAACGGCAACGCTTTCGGCTTGTCGCTCGTGGTTGACCGCAACTTGGTCGCTGCAGGCGGAAAGAACCTTTATGTCGGTGACAGCACTGGATTCGAGTGTTGGGAACAGCAGCGCGGAGCCGTCAGTGTTGAACTTGCAGACGGTGCGCTCGGTCGAGTCATAAAGTTCAGAGGGTACTTTTCCTCCGTAATGATTGACGCGACGAAGTTCGTCAAGCGAGCCTGAACCGACTAGACGAGTAGAGGGAACGAACGATGGCAACATTTACAGTCACGCATCAGATGGTGCTTGACAATGTTGCCGTCGTTCAGACTCTCGAATCAACCGACATCGCTGTCGGTCAGACGATCACACTGTCAGGATGTGCAGCACAGCTCAACGGCTCTCACATCGTCTTCGCTGTACCGACCTACCTGTTCCTCGGAACAGATGAAGAAGGCGACTACCTTTTCGATCCGGATGTCATCATTCCGAACCAGTTGCTCTTCCAAGATGTAGGCGACGACCTGACTCGAGAAGCAGTTGATCCGGTCGGCTCGCTCGTCTGGACTCAGACCTGCACATGGATCACAGTGAGCGATCTAACAGAGTTTCTCGGAATAAGCGGAGCGACCGCCAATGACACAGCTTTCATGACCTCATCAGTTAATGCCAGCAATGCATGGTCATTTAAACGCAGAGTGCAGGCCGGCTACCATGATTCATTGACTAGCGTCCCTGATGCTGCAGTCAAAGCTGGAGTCGTGCTCATGGCTGCAAGCCTGTATCGAGAGCGCGGAAGTTTGGACTCCTTCAATAGTTTCCAAGACATGAACATCTCCGCACCTGTCGCTTCAATGGGTCGGATAAACCAGTTGCTCGGCATCAAGAGATCGCAAGTGGCATGAGATGGCAGGCATCTTCACAGACACGATCAGCGCTGTCTCAGCGACGATCACATCTCTCGGCCTTGTGCCGGTCACTGACCCTCGCAACGCTCGACCTCTTACTGTATTCATTGAGCTTCCTACTTTCAGTGCGTTCAATAACCAAACAGCGGACATCACGATCGATCTCCGAGTGTTGGGCGCGCCACCCGGCAACCAAGACACTACGGACTACATACTCGGAGTCGTTGATCAACTAATGAACTCCTCCCTCGCAGTTGTCTCAGGCAGACCTACGATCGCCTCGATCGGATCTGCCGAGCTACCTGCATATGACCTCACAATAAGAATCGGCACTAGCCGCGTATAAAGGACAAAACAATGACCGCAACAGTCACCTACCTAGCCAACCCCACCGTCACCGTCACAAGCCCCTCGGCGATGACACTCACCGATCACTGCTCGGCAGCGACCTTGACACTCACCGCTGAAGCACTTGAGAACACGGCCTTCGGTCAAACCTCACGCACCTTCACCGCTGGCCTCTTCAGCAATGAGCTCACGCTCACACTGTTTCAGAGCTACGGCGCGACCGAAGTTGAAACCATGCTGAACTCAATGTTCGGCGTGATCTCCACGATCGTCATCAGCCCTGCCGGCGCAACCGAATCAGCCTCGAATCCTGAGTACACGCTGACTGGTTGTTACTTGGCAACCGTGACTCCGATCTCGGCAGCAGTTGGCGAGCTCTCAGTTGTTGAGGCGACCTTCATGGGCGGAACATTCGCTCGCGACATCACCTGATCTAGTAACTAATCCGAACCCCGACTAGGAGAACCCATGAAACTTACACTTAGTGTCAAGCTCGCCGATGGCGAGACCTACCAAGTAATCACAAACCTTTTCGTGATCATCTCGTGGGAGCGTAAGTTCAAGCGACGAGCATCAGATCTTGCGAACGGGATCGGGATGGAAGATCTAGCCTTCATGGCCTACGAGGCCAGTAAACAGCAAGGTCATCCAGTCCCGATCTCATTTGATGAGTTCGTCAAGAAACTAGAAGATCTAGAAGTCGTGGAGACTGCGACCGCAGTCCCTACGCAGGAGGCTTCCGGCGACAACTAGCAGCTCTGCTAGTTGAGACTGGGTTCTGGCCTCCGCACATAACATTCGAGACCGATGATCTGGCGACTTGCGTTCAGATCATCAATGAACAAAGACGGAAGACCTAATGGCTGCAGATGTGAGACTTGATACTTACGGTCTGCAGGACGCGTTAAAGAAGATGCAGAAGATCAATCCTGCCATGCGTCGGACTCTTCTCAAAGACACAAAGGTTGCAGCTGAACCCTTAGTGAGGGCCATTAACGGTCGCATCCCGACTTCTGCACCTCTTAGCGGAATGAACCATAACGGTCGTACTGGTTGGAAAAATGTAAAGAAGGTGCAGATCTCTTTGAACACTCGCAAGCCTCGCAAGGGATCTATCTCTGCAGGGAGTGAGCAGATCGCAGTTGTTCGAGTTGTTACTAAAGGCGCACCCGTAGCGATTACTGACATGGCAGGAAAAGCAGGTGGCACAAAGTCGCGCCGAGAGTCAAAGTACCGCCGACCTAATTTCGCTTCAGCACTCCAAGGTGAACCTTCTCGCTACATGTGGAAAGACATCGAAGGGATGATCGCAGACACTGAACGCGCACTCATGCCTATCATTGAGCAGTTCATGACGGACGCAAAGAGAGAGTTCAACTGATGGCAATCAACCTCCCAATCATCAGCGAATGGAATCCTGCCGGCATTGACAAAGCAATCGCCGACTTCAAAAAACTAGAGACTAAAGGCGAGAAGGCAGCGTTTGCCATCGGCAAAGCTGCAGTCCCTGCAGGGCTCGCTATCGCAGCGATCGGCGCTGTCGCTTTTGATGCTGTCAAAGCGTTCGCCGAAGATGACGCTGCAGCCCAAAAACTTGGCACGACTCTCAAGAATGTCACCGGAGCATCAGACGCTCAAGTCTCATCAGTTGAAGACTTCATCTCAAAGACTTCAGTCGCTGCAGCTGTCGCCGACGACGAACTACGCCCAGCCCTCGACTCACTCATTCGAGGAACTGGAGATGTCACCAAGGCCCAAGACCTTCTCGGTCTCGCTCTTGATGTCTCTGCCGGTACTGGGAAGGATCTCGGCGCTGTCTCCGATGCACTCTCAAAAGCATTTAACGGCAACCTCGGCCCACTGAAGAAACTAGATCCAGCACTAGCCGATCTGGTCAAGAGTGGCGCATCAGCCGATGAAGTCTTTGCAGCAATGAGCGAGACTTTCTCTGGTCAAGCGGACACTGCAGCAAACACGACTCAAGGCAAGATGAAGAACCTCGGGATCCAGATGGGCGAACTCAAAGAGTCCATCGGTCAAGCAGTCGTTCCTCTCGCTAACAAACTTCTGCCAAAACTTCTCGAGTTTGCAGCATGGGCCTCAAAAAATAAGACACTCATCGTCACCATTGGTGCAGTAATCGGCGGACTCGCTGTCGCTGTCGTAGCAGTGAACGCTGCAATGAAAGCATGGACAGCAGTCACAAAAGCATTCGCAGCAGTTCAAAAAGTTTTCAATGCTGTCATGGCAATGAACCCGATCTTCCTCATTGCGATCGCTATCGCTGCCATCGTTGCAATCCTTATTGTCCTCCAGCAGAAGTTTGACATCTTCGGGATAGCCGTTGAGGCCATCGGTACAGCATTCGAGAAAGTCTGGGACGCGATCAAGTTCGTCTTCGACTGGGCAGTAGATCACTGGCCTCTACTACTTGCAATCATCACAGGGCCATTCGGTCTCGCAGTTCTCGCAGTGATCACTTTCAAAGACTCAATCATCGGCTTCCTCGGCAACCTCATCGGATGGATCGGCACAGCATTCAAAACAGTCCTAGACCTCATCCTCTGGCCCTTTAAGAAAGCATGGGAAGGGATCGTTCTCTTCAAAGACATGGTGATCACAGTCTTCAACGGACTCAAAGATCTAGCCGGCTCAATCTTTGACAAAGTAGGCGGAGCGTTCAAAGGCGTAATCAACGCAGTGATCTCAGGTCTAGAAGGCGGACTCAACTTCGCCATCAAAGGCCTAAACATCATCCTCGACGGCATTGACAAAGCTGCCGGGCCTTGGGTCAACTTCGGCGAGATCCCAAATGTGAAACTGCCTCGACTAGCCGAAGGAGGAATCGTCAGTTCGCCAACCGTTGCCCTCATAGGCGAATCTGGCCCTGAAGCAGTGATCCCTCTTGACAAGCTCGGCAAAATGGGACAAGGGAACACGATCAACATCACAGTCACCTCAGCAGATCCGAACGCTGTCGTCGCAGCTCTCCAACGCTATGTCCGAATGAGTGGCCCAGTGCCAGTGACCACAAGGCCACTATGAGCAATCAGAACCTCTGGAAGGTCACAGTGGACGGATACAGCCTTAACGGCTTCGTCTATTCTCTGTCATTTTTTAACGGGAAGAAGAGATGGCTGGAGAACTATTCGCCTCAAACGCTGTCGCTCACTATTGACAACTCGACAGGTCTTGCGTCCGCTTTCTTGCCCGGATCAGAGATCAAAGTGTTCAGGGATGGAGTAGGCACGAACAACAACGCTCGGAGCTTCTTCTACACTGAAAGCGTTTCTTACGATGACGGTTTCCAGTACGCGTCAGGTGCAGCGACAGCGACGATCACAGCGATAGATCTCTTCGGAGTGTTGTCGCGTGAGCAATTAGTAGAAGAGGATCTGGGCGACCTCAACACGCTAGAGCAACTGTCGCCATACACAGGACTTATCAGCTTCACAAACGACGGAAACAGTGCAGCGTACGGGACTTTGAACTACACCGGCACGATCGGCGCTCGACTTGCCCAAAATATGCAGACCGAACACGGCCTTATGATCAACTACGGCGACACGATCAAACTATTGGCAAGGTCACAGGTCGGCGAAAATGTCTCAACATTGTCATTCGGTGGCATTG